CCAAAGTGGAGCGCCTCACGGCGGAGTTGAATGATTGTCGCCAGCCTCCAGGGGGGGGGTTTGCCCAACCCGTGCGGCCCGATACATGGAAAAACTCGACAAACTCGCCTTGCTAAACCGCCGTCTCAACCGCATGATGGGAATTTGACCCAACCGACCAAAACTATGGAACTCCAGCCACACCGCCCAAACACCCGCAATAGCGACACCCGCATCATTTCCTGGCTTGCCCTCGCGGCCTGCATCTGGATCATCGGCCTCGCCGTGGCCTCCGGCTTTTCCCAACAATGAAGCCCGAGACCATCTGGACGCCGGAAGACATCCTGGCCGCCGAGCGGGCGGTCCGGGACTTCCACGGCTTGCCTCACCTTCACCGCCGCCGGGAGCCCGGACGTGGGATCGATTGCGTCCACTTGGTGCAACTCGCTCTCGAGGCCGGGGGCATGATTCCGCCCGGAATCCCGCTCCCCCAGTATGGCCGCCAAGACGGATGGAGGATGCGCCAGAACGGTCTGGCCTGCATTTTTGAAAACTGCCTCTACGCCGTCCGCGCCCACGTCCCGACCGAGGGGGACATCGTGCTCTTCCGGGTCGGCCAGGCCAGCAATCACTGCGGGATCCTCCTGCGCGGGATGGTCCACCACGCCACCTTCGTGGCCGGGGTGATTGCCCAGCCGCTGGGAGAGATCCAGCGGGACATCGAGGCCACCCTCACCCTGACGGCCCCAGGCCTGCGGGCAGAACCATCAACCCGCCTGATTTGACCACCATGGAAAAGCACGTTTTACCAGCCGACGACAAGCAAGTGGAGGACCTGACCTGTGACATCCTCGAGGCCCTGGCCTGCGGGGTTGGGGAATACAGCGTCAACGAATCCACGGAAACCGGGGAGGCCGTCGTGACGCTGGCCAACGGTCGCCGCTTCCGGCTTCAACTCATCGAGACCCAACTCTGAACCACCATGTCAGAATCCCAGCCCCACCTGGCCGCCGTGCTGGCCTTCCAGCCCGCCTCCGCTTCCCCGGAGGCCGCAACCGCCATCATCGAGCCCCAGGGCCTGAAAGAGCCGCTGTGGCAAGTTTACAACTGCTCAGGATGCGGCCAGACGGTCCACCACGCGATCCTGCACCAAGGGGTCACTCCCTTCATGCTGAACTGCTCGTGCGGGGGCAAATTCACATCCCAGGGTCGGACCACGGTCCAACCGGAAAAAGCGCCCAAGATGGAGTGGTATACGCCCGGAGGACGGGAGCAAGGCCGCCTCCTCAAGGGAGCCCGCAAGGGAGACCTCCGGGCCGCCTCGACCCTCGACCACATCCGGCAAGGCGGACTCATGATCCGCAAGGTAGGGGAAAACACGGAACTCGCCCCAGCGGTCGTCCAGGCCGTGGGGAGCATGCCGGGCCGCAACACCAAGTGCCCCTGTGGGAGCGGGGAAAAGTTTAAGCGTTGCTGCGGGGCCAAGCCACCCGGAGAGCAATGAGTAGCCACCGGGCCGCACCCGGCACCATCCCGGTCCAGGCCCCAGGGGGACGCTGCCCGGAGTGCCATAGCGCCCGCACCCGCGCGAGCGGATTCAAGTCCAACGACCGGACCCCTGTGCATTACTGGAAGTGCCTGGCCTGCGGGGCCTTCGATTTCATCCGCCACGGGGCCGTGAATTTCCCTTGTGCAAACGCCCCCGATCCGGCACCATTGGGGAATGAAGGAAAAATCCAAGCCTTACCAGAACCGCCACCCGGCCTACGAGCAAATGCTGCCGGACTGGAGGATGATACGGGACGTCCTGGGAGGGAGCCGGGCCGTCAAGACCGCCGGAAAGACCTACCTGCCAGCCCTGCACGAGCAAAAACCGGAGGACTACGACCGCTACCGGGCCAGGGCGATCTTTTTTAACATGACCCGCCGGACGCTGGAGGCCCTGACGGGACTGGCTCTCCGCAAGACCCCGGAAATCGGAACCACCGGGCTGCCGGAAGGCTTCCAGGGAGACGTCAACATGCGGGGAGCCGCGATCAACGAATTCATCCAGGGCGTAACCGAGGAAACGATCGCCTTCAAGCGTTGCGGGATTCTGGCCGATTGGGCCGGGGACGAGAACCGGGCCTATCTGGCGTTTTACCGCACCGAGGACATCGTGAACTGGGAGACCCAGCGGATAGCCGGACGCCAGCGTCTGACCCTCGTGGTGCTGAGGGAAAGCAACTCCCTGGTGGACCCGGAGACCCTCGAGCATACAGCGGTCGAGACCTACCTGACCTATCGGCTCCGGGACAACCGGGTGGAGTGCGTGCAGACCATCGTGGACCACGACGGGAACGAGACGGAAAGCACGCTGGAGATAAGCCGCAAGGGCAAGGCCCTGACGGAAATCCCGTTCGTTTTCATCGGTGAAGGACTGGACGGCCAGCAACCGCCGCCCCCGCCATTCGCCGACATGGCGGCCATCAACATAAGCCACTACCAGACATCGGCGGACCTGGAAAACGGTCGCCACGTTGCCGGGCTCCCGACCCCTTACGCGGTCGGGTTTGGTGACGGGGAATTCGTGCTGGGGACAAACCACGCGTGGGTATCGGACAACCCGGAGGCCAAGTGCGGATTCCTGGAATTCACCGGGTCTGGCCTGACATCACTGAAAGACGCCCTGGCGGAAAAATCGGAGCAAATCAGCATCCTGGGAGCCCGCATGCTGGAACCGGAAAAGCGGGCAGCGGAGACCTTCCAGACAACCCAACTGAAGGCCAATGCGGAGCACTCGGCCCTCACGACCGTGGCGGAGAAAGTGAGCGCCGCCATCAGCACGGCCATGCAGTGGGCCGCCTGGTGGCATGGCACGCGGGAATCCCCCGGTGACCACTCCGAGGATTGCTTCCTGACCCTCTCAACGGATTTCCTGGCCGCCAAGATCGACGCCCCCACCTTGACGGCCATGATGGCAGCGGTCCAGGGCAACCTGATGTCCTTTGAGACGTTCTTCTACAATCTGGAGCAAGGGGAAGTTTACCCGGACGGGTGGACCATCGAGGACGAATTGGCCAAGATGGAGGAAAAGCCCCCAGGCCTCGTGCCTCCCGCCCCGGCCCCTGGGAAGCCCGCCCCCAAAGCCGCACCGGAGAAATAAGCCATGGCGGATAACGCGACCACCATGATGGCGGAGGACGCCACCGAGCACCAAATCAACATCCTGCGCGTGGAGGCCGGGATGCGGAAACAAGTGGTCGGCATGATTTCCGGCCTGGAAGCCGACCTGGCCTCTTTGCTCGAGAAAAACAAAGACATCGCGCCGGGCAAAAAGGCGGTCGTGGAGGCCGTCATGAAAGAGGCCGCCAAACTCACCAAGGCCACCTACCAGGGCATCGACAAGACCGTCCAGGGGGACCTCGAGGCCGTGGCGGACGCCACCGCAACGCAAACCCTCAAGAGCCTCGGGGACACGATCCACATCGACACCGGGCCGCTCAAGCTGAGCGCCAAGCAACTGACCGCCATCGCAAAAGGCCCGGTCCTGCAAGGGAGCCCGATGTCGGATTGGTGGGCCGCCCAGGACTCCGCCACGAGCATGAAGATCCAAGGGACCATCCGGCAAGGGATGCTGCTCGGGGAAGGGGTGGAGGAACTGCAACGCCGGATCCGGGGCACCAAGGCCGGGAACTACCAGGACGGGGTCCTGCAAGTCAGCCGCAACCAGGCGGAGGCCATCGTGCGCTCGAGCGTCCAGTCGGTAAGCAACCAGGCCCGCATCGACCAAATCAAGGCCTCGAGCGCCGTCGTGAAAGGCATCGAGTGGGTCGCCACGCTGGACACCCGGACGACACCGATCTGCAAGGCCCTCGATGGATTGCAGTGGAGACTGCCGGACCTTGAGCCAATCGGGCACGACAAAGCCTTTCCGGGGCCAATTGCACATTGGGGATGCAGATCCACCCAAGTTGCCGTCACGCGTTCCTGGGAGGAATTGAGCGGGAAGAAAATCCCGGAACTTGACCAGGCGACCTTCCAGGAAAACTTCAGAAAAAACCTTGAGGCCCAAGGCAAGACCCCGGAGCAAATCAAGCAGATCGAGGCCAACACAAGGGCCAGCATGGACGGGCAGGTTTCCGGGGGACTGGATTACGAGGCCTGGCTGAAAAAAAAGGGGGACGATTTTGCCCTCAAGACCCTCGGGCCGCAACGCTTCGGCCTGTGGAAGTCCGGCAAGCTGAGCCTGCGGGACATGACGGATCAATACAATCGCCCGCTGACCGCCGAGCAACTCGTCCAGGCCGCCAGCGGGGCCAAGGCGGCCCCGGAGACCGAGGGGCAGGACTTCATCCCGCTCAAGCCCGGAGACCTGCCAGATTACATCCTGAAAGCCGCCGAAAACCAGGCCAAGGCCACCCAAGAGATCGCCGACGTACTAGCCAACCCGGCGGGGCAGACCCTTCTGGCCAAGGCCCTGGCGAAGCTGCAAAAGGACGAGCCGGGCCTGAGCCCCGTCGAGACCTTGGCCAAGGCGCAAGGCATCGCGTCGGAAAAGCAGGCCGCCGCCACCAAGGCCTCGGTCCTGAGCGGAGCAAAGAAAAAGCTCATCGACGGCCAGGCCCCCACGCCAGGCCAGCAAGCGGTCATCGACGGCCTGACGCCCCAAGAGGCGGAGTCCTTCAACCAGGCCGTCCAAGACGCAATCCTGGCGCAAGGGCAGGGCACCAAGACCGCCGCCCTGAATCACATCGCCGAGGCCATGGCGAACGGGGACAAGCTCGTTCTGCCAAAGGACCTACAGGAGCAACTCACCAAGGCCCCCAAGGCGGTCCAGGACGAAGTGAACCAGACCCTCCTGAAAGCCCAAGGGGATTCGGAGGCCGAAGCCCTC